ACCATTCAAGATTTGAACCTTGAAACTTGTTGCCATGCCTTGGGTAATTGCCATTTTTTGCTCCTAAAAATTTATCTAACGGGTCCAGGTATAGGTAATCGTAATTGTCCATCACGATAAGCACTACGTCTATCTTTACCATCACCCAGTTCTCTGAGTAACGCTAATGATTCTTGATACTTTTGCTCGTAATAAGTAACCATGTCCTGCTCTCCCTTTTGGAAGATTACAGCCTCACGCAACGACCCATACAATAAAACGGTTTCAAAGTTATCACCAAGCCAACTAGTACCAGCAGTAACAATTGACTCTGGGTAATAGTAATAGTGCAATTCTACGTTGTAGTTTGCATCGGGAGTAGGGCCAATAATGTATGTATACGGCTCAAACTGGGCATAGTAACGCGGAATGCCTTCATCTGTAGGGTTCGGGTACGCCTGACGAATAAAGTTAACGTCCTTGTCAATTAAAAACTCTTGACTGCCATCCGCCAGAATAACCGCCATCGAAAAGGACGCTAAATAGTCTGGAGGTAACGCAAGGTATTTGTCGCTCTGTGTAAAGTTACCTACCTGATTCTTACGAATAGCAGGTATCTGAACGGCGTTATAAACCCGCTCCTCACATTGCTGTACAAAAAGCGGAACATTGTCTATAAAAGTCTGTTCATAAGACTCGGTATAGTCAAGAATCGCTTGCGTTAACTGTGCGTAATTCATTATGCCATCGGACCTCTAGCCATAACACCCTTAGTAGCTGCACCAGTACCGCGAATCTTCATCTCACCGTTCTTATTGATTGGTTGATCGTTTTTCTTGGTATAGCCACCAACAGACATGTTTACTTGATCTACGCCATTGCCTGGCTTTGTAACGGCAGACTTTGCTGTGGTTACTTTCTTGCCTGACATGGTATGTGGCTCTGCGTAAACTTCAGCAGGTCCGACCTCTTTGCCTTTTTTCTTCATAGAATATTTAGCCATTATCGACCTCTGCCTGCTTTTTGGTTTTTAACCTTAGCCATACCACGACCCATTGTCTTTAGATCCATGTTCTTTACACCAGCAGTCTTAAGACCACCTTTTAGACCCATCACTTTTGGACCTGAATCACCAAGGTTTTTACCCTCAGTTTTGCCTTTTTTGGTAATGCCGTCTGCACCTGATTTATACATGTTTTGCTCCTATGTTGTCGTTACCGTTACTGTACCAACAATTACTTGTTGTACCAAGTCATTTGGTGTTAATCCTGCATCTGGACCCCGACTGCCGCCTACTGGGTTCCAACCCCACTGTATAACTCTACTACCTAATTCTGGACTGCCAAAACCGTCTGGACCGACACCCGTTGCGTTAATCTGCAATCCGCTCTGTCCAGATACTAAATAACTTACATCAGGTCTTGGCTCCCGTACCGCTTGTGGATCATTAACAGGATACATACCTAATTGTAGCTGTGGCTGATCTGGTTCCCAACACTCTTGACATACTTTAATACTTACCTGTTTGACCTTAATCGTCAACTTTCTAAGTTCTTTTAACTTAAACCGCTGACCACACCGATCGCACTCTGCAATCGCATACTTACCAGAAGCAAACTGACTAGGCATTATGAATAAAACAGGTTACGAGGTACGAAACGAATAGCGGCTTTTTCCCTATCTTCCTCCGCTGCCATTTGAAACTGTTGTTCATATTCTGCTTTAAGCATAGGCATACGATTAGGATCTACGCCAGGAATTTTTACGCTAAGTTGATACGCTAAACCAGCTACCATGCACGGTATAAAACGGAATGGAATGTCCTGTGTACGAATACCTGTGCCTGCGTCCTGAATACGGCGCATACGGTAGTACACCAATGTGTACTGATTGCCAGGTGGATTAGGAGTAGGCCAGACGTTAATACAAGGAAGTTGGTTATTAAACACATCAACACCTGTTAAATGAGACGCTGCCGTAGTTCCGTTCTGTCCACGCCACGCGTTAACTATCTGATTTCCAACGATATTTTGATAGGCAATCGTCTCAGAACCAATATTTACAAAGCCTTGAGTAGGCAAATTAGCTGCATTTGCCAGTGTGATTGTGGTGTCATCTGCATCAATACCGCCAACCAAAGTTGTTTGAGCTATGTTTGCCACGCCGCCACTTTGACGGTTAATCCACATTTGAACAGGGCGCCCAGTGGTGTTTTTATTAGGTATAGCCATATATACAGGCTCACTAATACGGCTTAAATTGATGTCTGTCTGATTAGATTGGCTGCCGTTATTAGTACGGGTGCTTGCGTCTAATATGTCAATAGTATCTATTGGCAACGCATACAAAGCCTGCTGGGTGTTAAGTACAATCTGACCCTGCTCAACCGTCCATAGGTTAATGCCACGGTTTGCCCACTCGATTGTGAGCAAGTTAAGTGACCGTCTTGCTGTACGGAAGTCATAACCTGATCGAACTTCTAAACCGCAACGCTCAAACGCCTCTTCAATGAGGTCATTCATATCTAAGTTAAAAGCGGTTTGTCCAGTAGTGCTCATTATTTAACCTTTCGGTACGGCTTTACTTTTGCTTTTACTTTTGCTGGCTGGGGCACGAACTGCTTTCCCTGCGCTTTGCCTGCTCGTTTTGCTCGTGTTGTTGCTGCGTACTCCTGCGGGCTTAGCGCTTGTATTGCCTTTTTTGGCAGGTATCGCTCGCCTGTTTCGGACGACTTTTTCCCCGACTTGGTTGTCCACTTTTGGTCTCCCCAAGCCTTTAAAGAACGCTGTGATTTTGCTAAACCACTCATTTATACCCACCACCAGCCGCCTTATATTTTTTAGCTACCAATTGAGCTTTACGAGCCGACCACTGACCTGCGCCAGTACCATGTGTTGCAGCTGCTTTAACTTCTGAAACAATTCGCTTACGAAGGCTAGGCTTAGTATAGTTACCCGCAGCATTAACCTTACCACCCTCAGCATACTGAGTGAAGTCGGTGTTGTCACGGCGCTTCTTTTTAACGCCTTTACCCATCTTAGTTGGCATTATGGCGCCCATACCCCTAGAGGGTCTCATACCATCTTACCTTTGGTTTTGCCTTTAACAGCACAGCCATCAGCACGTTTTGAAGCAGAAGATACTTTACCGCCTTTTTTCATTCCACCTGGTGGTTTCCCAGCCAACATATTATTCATAGCACCAGCCTGTGGAGCTGGTACCCCACCTGGCGGTCTTCCAGTCAACATATTATTCATAGCTGCTATTTGTGGGGCTGGTTTTGGATCCCCACTAAATCCACCAAAAGGACCAACTTTTGGTCTAACTGCTCCTACTGGTCTAGTTCCAGCAACTTGCTGTTGAATAGTTGGTCTTGAAGGCGCTGCTGGTAATGGTCTTGCTGGTACTTTTCCTGGTGCATATCTCATAATTTAAGCCCTCGTCTTTCCACGGATTGCGCACCCGTCACCACGACGAGATGCTGATGATACTTTTCCGCCACGTTTCATTGTAGTAGCGGGCTGCCTAGATTGAGCAGATGGTTGAATATTAAATGTCTGATTTACGCCAGAACCTGTATCTGTTGCAGATGGCGCAGAACCCGATGATTGAAACGGATAAGTATTAGTACCACTCCCGTATCCACCAAGACCTGGGAGTTCTGGAGCTGGTGCAGGTTGATTAATGGTTATGCCACCATCTTGGTAGCGTTTAACTTTCTTTTTCATACCATGCGTCCTTTAGTTTTACCTTTGATGGCACATCCATCAGCTCGTTTAGAAGCACTAGATACCTTACCACCAGCTTTAAACGGTTTGTCTAAACCTTTCATACCGCTAAAATCGCCGCCGCCACCACTGCCTGCTCTGGATAAGCCAGGAACCTTCTTATATTCGTTCCTAGCTTCCTTTAAAGCCTTACCTTCGTTAACGTACTTTTCTAACTTTTCGGCAAACTGTCTTCTAGTCTCAGGATCGTCATTCTTCATACCCCGTTCCATCCTTTCAAGAAAGGACTTTCCTTCCCCGACTTTTGGGGCTGGACTAACGGGTTCTACAGGCTTAGTCATTAGCAGCTTCCGCCTTTTTTCATCTTAACCATAGTACCTTTGGTTTTGCCACGAACCTCGCAGCCACCACCTTTAGCCATTTTCTTAACTGCCATACCGCCATGCTTCATGCCGTGCATTTTCTTTTCGTGGCCCTTAACTTCTGCTTTGGCTACTTTTTTCATCATAGGCTTGTCTTTAGCCATATCTGAGTGAGCCATACCGCCTCTAGCCATCTTGCCTTTGCCGTCAGCAGCAAACTCTGGAACTTTTTTACCATCTTTCATAACCATCGGCATACCGCCGTCAGCCATTTTCATTGGTTTCTTTTTAGCCATCATAGCCATCATGCCTGGGTTCATCTTTTTCATGTCTTTGTCCTTTTGATTTTCAGTTGTAACGCCACCTTCCTTCTTGCCAGCATACTTTAATAAGCTGTAATTTGGCATCTGGATCTTTCCGTGGTTGGTTCTTTGCCTATTAATACCAGCTTTTTTGGATGTAAGGCCACCACTACGAAACTTTTTACCTTTGTCTGCTTCTAGAAAGTCTTTTCCTACAGCAGAAGGTACACCTGCTTTTTTGGCAAATTTTGGGTTATTAGCCACAGCTGCCATGAAATTATGTTGCTTTTTTGATACGGTTGGCATTACTTACCTTTGAATAAGCTGGTCAATTTTGCTTTCAAGTTTATTAAAGCGAGCATCAATGTGCTCCATAATGCGGTCAACTTCTGCTTTAGTAACGTTATCACGGGCAACCTCTTCTCTTGTCTTGTTTAATAAAATACTAATACGACCAAGCTCATTGAACTTTTCGTGCATGATATATCCAATCAATGCCATGAATATGGTCAACCCACCAGTCCAAAGCTCCATCATATTTAGCATTTCCACCTCTTTAAAGAGGCAGCCTTTCTGGTAGGCTTGCCGTTCTCATCTTTCATTGGTCCTGGCATACCAGACATACGAGCACAGAATGACTTTTTGCGGGCGCCACCTTCAGGCTGTGGAGCCTTTAGATTCGAGCCAGTCGCTGCATTATATTTAGCACGACCTTTGGCGGTAAGCCCAGCGCCCTTAGATACAGGCAGCTTTTCACCACGACCAATCGCAAGAGAGACACCCTTTTTCTTAGCCATAAATTACTGTTAGCGCAGCTACGTTAGTCAAGTTAGCATACAAATTAGTGCTAAATCGAATACCTTCACCAGGAATCAGCATGTATGTCGGTGCGGTTGCATTAGCAATTGATGGGAGTGTGAGTTTTATGTCACCACTAGCTCCACCGTCTCTAAATGTAATCGAGCCAGCATTAGCCGTACCAGTAAAATACACAGCTTTTAAGCGCGCTGGACCAGCAAAATATGTTGCACTTGCGGTGTTGGACGCTGAACTTACGTCATATTGCATACCCATAATTAATCTCCAATAAGGTTAAGTAGACTAGGGTTTTCCCTAGTCCATGAGATTAATTAAGCGTTGCCAGCTAATGAGCTAGTAATAGCCAACCAAGGAGCTGATTGATTGCCGTTACCACTCCACTGAACAACAGATTCTGTAGCAACGTTTGCACCAGCAACGTTTTCGTTTACTGGTTGTGTGCCAAAGCCCTTGAGGATATGCACTAAAGTGTCATCTTGATTAAATACCTGACCACGAATGCCGTTATAGCGTTGATCAGCTGGGTATTGTCCTGGCAAGAAAGTACCGCTAGTTACTTCTGGAAGTACCAAAGTAACCGCAGCAGCAGGACCGCCTTGAGCTGTTGCTAGAATAACGTAGGTAGAGCCTGCGTCAATACTAATAGGGGAAGTGTCTGCGGAAGTAATGTAGTTAACAGGCTGCATGAAGCCGCCTAACGAGTTTACTGGACCGCTAAATGTGGTTTTTGCCATGATCGAAAATCTCCGTGTTATAGCACATCCTTGTATCGTCTCTATAACGTCTGCTAGGTCAGTCGATACAAGTAAAAAGTTCCTAGACGTACCGTAATATTACTACTATTTTGACTTTGTGCAAGCGGTTTTAGCAAATAAAAAACCCCGCTTTGTGGGCGGGGTCTATACAACTTAGGTGCTGATTAAGCGCCTGGTGAACCGAACATTCCGAGCGGATCCGAGAATCCGAAAGAATAACGCTCACGAGACTTGTAACGTACGTTGCCAGTGTCAAAGTCACCGTCCATCGAATTGCTCAATGGTGTACGAACAAAGTGCTTCATGCCGTTTGGAACATCAGTGGTCAAGAACCATGCATTTGGCTCGGTCAGGTAGTTATTAACTGTATAACCTTCTGGAATCGAACCATTGTTCTTCAGTGCATTGATGTCGTTGTCAGCTGTACCAGTACGCAATTCCGTTTCGAGCAAGCGAGTTGCAACGAACTGGAGTTGTGGTGGAACAATCAACTTCTTAGGCTTAGCAGCGATGAGCAAACCGCGCTCGTCTGTCCACTGAGCGATCTGAATAACGGCGGCTTCCAAAGAAGTCTCGTTTAAGTCAGAAGGAGTTGCTGGCTCGTTTGAGTTAACTCCACCAGAAACGAGTGGGTGGTTAGTTGCAAACAACGCAACGCCATCACCGCCTGGGAAAGAAGCACTGAAACCATTGTTCAATACAGAAGCTGCACGAACTTGTTTGGTATACGCCATGGAACGAGCTAAAGCCTTGGTATAACGAGCAGACAAGGAGTCATACAAGTTATCTTCAATTGCTTCTTCGGTCAGAGAGAAACCTTGAGCGATCGTTACGTGGGTATAGCGAGCAGTAAATGCCTCTTGTGCATTGTCATAAGCGATTGGTGCGCCTTCGTTTTTAACGGCGGCGGCACTAAAGCCTGACAACTTGGTTTCTTCTTCGAACGAACGCTCGGAGGTCTCAGTTTCGTAGATCTCTTTGTGTTGTTCGCCATACGTTGCATATTCAAGACCGAACAATGCATTCAATCCTGGGAGCAACTCTTTCAGTAGTTGTGCGCGTGAAATAGCCATTTTTTAGCTCCTTAAGCAGCGTAGTCAATACCCGTTGCACGGAGTATTTGTGGGTTGTTTAACTTCACTACAACTTCAGTGAAGGCCGTTGCGCTGGTCGCAGTTTCAGGAATTACAGAAACAACACGAACAGGCAGGGTAGCTGCGTTACCAGCATCATTGGTAGCAACAAGAACGCCAGTATTAGAGTTACCAGTAGTAGTGTTACCTTGTGGTGACTCTTGCTGGACTGCCATGTTAACGCCTACGATGCTACGGTTTACCGTAGTAACCACGCTGTTTGCGTGTACAACAGCTACTTTAAAGGCAGCCATAGGATCGTCAACTACATAAGCAACAGCGCTGGTAGCAGCGGCATTACCTGGATAGTATTGAGCCTGAACGGTTTGGCCTTGACTGTTTACATACTGAACGCCAACAAATACACCATAAGTGTAGTTAGCAGCAGAGCCAGTAGAGTTGTCTGAAACGCCTGATAGTGCAATAGTGCCGCCATCGACTACAGCCACGATATCCCCGTTAAAAATCGCAGTGTTATAAGTACTTGCGATTGGCAATTGACGGG